GTTAAGTCATCTCCACTTGGAACAAAAAGTTATAGTCGTCTTTTAGATTCTTATTGATCCTTAAAAAATAATTCTATTATTTTCAAGGATCTGTTAAGTTATCTGAAAGTAACTAATTCAAAGAATATTTTTACCTTGTTTAATAACATAGAATTTCTAAAGAGAAATTATGGTATTAGAGGTTGGTTTAAAGATTCTTTTGGACCTTTGGGGAAATTATCTTTTAAAGAAGAGGCAGCTGGAAAGTTAAGGGTATTTGCAATGGTTGATATAATAACTCAATCATTGTTTTATCCTTTACATAACTGGTTGTTCTCTCTTTTTAAGAAGATTCCTAATGATTGTACTCATGATCAAAACTCAGGATTCAATTACGCTAAAGATTTATCTCTTAAGTATAATTGTTCCTATGGTTTTGATTTGAGTGCAGCTACCGATAGGTTACCTATCTCATCTCAAAAAGCTATTTTAAATAGTCTTTTTGGCATTGGAGATCTGTGAGGAAGTATTTTAGTTAATAGGGATTATATAATCTCAAAAAATAACTATGATATTCCAGAACAAAGTCTTCGTTATGAAGTAGGTCAACCTATGGGAGCTTTATCTTCTTGAGCAATGTTAAATTTAACTCATCATATGATGATTCAATTTATCGCTCAATCATTAGGAAGAGTTTCCAAAGGAGTTTGATATGATCAATACATCATTCTAGGTGATGATTTAGTATTATTTGACAAAGATATAGCTACTCGATACCAATCGTTCTGTGAACAGATTGGAGTCGGTATAAACTTATCTAAGTCAATAATATCTGAAACAAAACCCGTCTTGGAGTTTGCTAAACGTACTTCTCTCTTTGGAGAAGATGTCTCTGCTTTATCTTTCAAAGAATTATTATCATCTGATAATTTCTTTGGTAGATTGGCAGTTACTACACGTTTAATAAACAACAAATGGGGAAAAGATTTGTGGAAATTACTACTTATTGGTAATAGACGGTCTACTGATAAAACAGTTGATCGAATATATCCATTAGTAGGTTTTGCAACTCAATTATTTCAAACTAATATCATTAAAATGGAGGATGTATTGTCGATCATTACTGATCGAGACAAACCTTTAAGTTTCTTCGGTCGAAATATCAACTGAATGAAACCGGGGTTAATCTCGAAAGTGG